ATCTCCGCTAATATCGTACTTGCTTTTAAAAGCCTGTTCTTCACCAGCTTTACGTGATTGCTCAGATTGTTTTCTTGCAAAATCACTCAACCTTCTTTGAACAACACCATCCACAGTTGCATTAAACAATTTTGCAGATGATGAGTCTGGCTTAGATAAAGCTTCATCGTAATCAAACATGAAATCCTCGTCTAAACCTAGTTGCTCTTTAATATTTGTGGGAGCTGAACCACCACCCTCAAAATAACCTCTCACATGAGAAATTAAATTAGGGTCTTCTTTCATTGCATCTAAAATAGGCATATAAGGTTCTATCTCCTTCAAACGAGTGTTAAGTCGTTTTGCTTCACGAGAAGAATCACTATATCTCTTTTCCAGATTATCTGCATCTTCAGATGCAGGCATTTGCTCTTCAACAGGGTTCTCTACTTGAGAAGTTGTCTGTTGCGGTTGAGCTTGGTTTGGCTGAACTATCGCATCGCCCATAACTTGACGGTCAAGCTGAGAGAAAAAGTCCTCAGCCGCTTGTGAGTCATCAGGGGCTACAGCAGTATCGACCTTTTCTGAATCGTCTGCTAATAGGTTGTCCTGTTTCAATTCACTCATAATTATACTCCTTTTAATTTATGACGAACTGTTATTACTTGCAACACTCTTCTTTGCAAGTTTCATCTCTTTCTTTTGTAAATCTGCTTCGCCTTTCATCATGCGTTGCAGAAGTTTTTGTTCTGCTTGTGTTTGGGTAACTTCTTTGTCTATTACCTTTTCACCTTCACTAATTTTTTCTTTTATGCCTGCTTGCACTACTTGTCTCTCTAATGTCTGTATTGTACCATCTTGGTTTTCAATAGTTTCCTGCATTTGTTCAATTTGACTAGACATTTGTGCATATTGTGACTTTCTTTGCATTAATGCTTTTTTATTTCTTATATCTGTTTGTTCTATCATAGCAATATCATCAATTAAGCCTGCTTCATACCATTTAAAATATTCTTCTAACAATGCCCATCTATTAATAGGCTGAGTTGAACCAGCTACCACTCTTATATCAAATTGTGAGGATTGATAATCATTCCATCTCTTTATAACTTCACCAAAGTCATTATAAATTGGAATATTTATAGAAACTTCTTGAACTTCTCCCTCAGTAGCTCCTGCCTCTGGTTGTACAATCCTAAATACTTTCTTAGCAGTATATGTAAATTGAGCAATTTCTTTAAAAACTTTTCCTACTTGTTCAAGAGCTGGCTCCACAGTATTATTAACCCATTGTCTAATTCTTCTTGTCCCGTATTCATCAAGTGCTAACATTCCTCTATAAGTGTCATGTTGAGGTTGCCCAACTCCTTGCATTTGAGACGCAACTCCACTAATATACTCAATATCTTGTTTTCCTTCTTGAGTAACTGTGTAAAATGCATTATTTATAGGTAAAGGTTGAACTGGGGTTGGCACTTCAAAACCTTGTCTATATTTTAATAAAGCTCCTGGAGAGCTTGAATATTTTTCCCACTCTTCTTCATCTACACTTCCCTCTGTGTATAACCACCTAAGATTAGAAGCGAGATTTGCATTATGCAACATAATTTGATGTGCTTTATTTATCTCTCTTTGCTTACCAATCATAGGAAGTACTGCGCCAACTGGATATGGTGTCCCAGTGTGATTGTACATCACTGGGATTATGGGGTATTCAGATAAGGGTAGGATTTGCTCATATAGATACATATCACCAGCTGACGCACATACTTTAATTTGTGTTTTATAAAAATCAATAGCCTCTACGATGGTATTAGCATAAACTTCATCTTTAACTAAGTCATCAAATACTGATTTTTCAATAATTGATTGGACTGTCTTTGATTTTGCCTCTACAAGTTTAGCTTCGAGAATAGCTTTCTGTTCTTCTATTTTTGCCTCTGCTTCCTTTTGAGCTTTTTGCATTTCAACCTGCATTCTCTCTGGGAGCATTTCTCCTTCTTCTACCAACATACTCAATTCAACTTCTTTTTCTCTTAATGAAACTTGAATATCTTGTGCCATTATCTCTGCTTGGGATTCTGCTTCATCTCTTATCATAGCTAATTCCTCTGGAGAAGGAGGTGTTTTTATCCAAGCATTAACATATGCAACTTTTTCTTTTGAATATACTTCATAGTAATCAAGTAACTCATCTTGTTCCCCCTCAAGGGTATATGCTTCATTTTCCACATCCCCAGGTTGTATTGTTTCTGATGAGTGAATATCTCTAAGTGAATATTGTTTACTTTCAGTAGAGCCAGATGCACGAAGTATCTTTCTTTTCATTCCTGGCATCATAGAAATAAGAGAAGATTTTGATAAATTCTTTTGTATTATAATATAACCAGCGTCACGATATAAAAAATCTCTACTAAGAGGGTCTACATAAACATCATAAGGGTCTATGCTTCTAAAAACTACTTCTCCAACCCCTCTATCGGCATCAGGGTCTATATCAACTCTAAAAAACCCAACTCCCTTTACAAGAGAATCTTGAATAATTTGACCAAATAAACTTCTACCATTACTTAGATGCCAACAATACTCTGCAATCATACTATGGACATGAGCTATATCTGCGTCACTTCCCTCAGCTCCAATCGCTTGCCATCTAGGATTATTAGCAGTAACAAAATATTTCATTATATCAACCGCAGGTGTTATACGATTAATTATAAAATCTGGCATCCCTCCTTCACGAAGGTCTTCTTTTTCATCCGATGTTAACTGCTCATTTAAATAGAAATCCATACTCTTTTGAGAGTCTGAAAACCACTTCTTTCTGTAGTAACTATTAGCTTTTTTGAAAAGACTTTTATTCTTTTCAGCCTTATTAGGTCTTCCCCTTCTAGCCATTTACAAGAATTTCCTTATTATATTCATCAGCAGTAGTTTTTGATTCTTCTACTAATATTTGATAACATTTATCACACAAACCATCCTTACTAGAAGTTGGTTTATCGCAATCAATACAATGATTTGGTATTGGCATTATATTGAAGTTGCTTTCTCAGCTGGTCCAGCAGCTTTAGCTGGTCCTGCTTTTCCTACTTCCACTGCTTTTTTAGCAACTGGTTTAGATTCTTTCTTAACCTTTTTTACTACTTTTTTAACAGATGGTTTTTTCTTCTTAGCCATAATATCTCCTATGTTAAATATTTTCTACAAGCATCAATAAAGTGTTCAGGGTTGCCTTTTCCACCCTCTGTATTGTAATATTTTTTCCAATAGTCTGCTTGACCTTCTATTGTATTAGGCATCCTTTTTGGTACTCTCCAATATTTTAATCTACAGTGGACTATTCCAGCTGCTATATTCTTTTCAAGTATTTCTTCCCATTTCCCTTCTTCAAAATCTTGCCAATGTTTTAAATCAACTAAACTTGCATCTGCACATTTAGCCATTAATTTCGGGCGATGTTTAAGATAGTGAGCTAGATTGTCTACAGCGGTCGCGGCTTCTACCTGCCAGAACGACCTCGCGGGACCGTCTCCCATTTGTCGAATATACTCATAACGACTCTCTACAATACCAGTTGCAAGTACTAAATTTATTGCGTCAGGGGATGCAAACTTATCCCCCATAGAATTACAAACTTCGTCAACAAGTGACCTCATTTGCGATATACTAATCATTTAATATTCCTTTTTCATAGAATCAATAACTGCATCTTCAATCTTTGGTTTTTGGAATCCTCTTTTTCCTCCAATGTAATCTCCCCAATCTTTATCACTCATATGAGGAGCACCAATAGTGTGTCTAAATATTTGACTTTTTGAATATCCCTTTTTAGTTAAGGATTGAAAGGTGTCGCTACCTTTTCTTGTCTTCGGTCCTGCAATACCGTCTATCTTATCATCGTAAAGATTTACTTCTGATAAAATCTTTTGATAGGCTTTAATCTCATCCTTTGCCATCCCCTTAAAACCATCTTGTTGCTTTTTTTGTCCCATTACGCTGTTACCCAATTTTTTGCTTTTCGTTTCGGCTTATACCACTTAGGCTCTTTTTTATCCCCACCTAACTTATAATTTGGTGGAAAAGCGTGTAAATTAGCATAATATAAGCTCTCAATTGTATCATCATGAGCCATTCTCGGTCCAAAAGTAAGTATTTCATTGATTAAATCAAACATATTTTCACGAAAATACATTGCTCCAACGGAAAAAACACCACTTAATCCACTATAAATGCGATTTCTCTTCTGTGTTCCACCTGGTTTCTCTGGTATCACTGCTATATCATAACGGTTAATTCGTCTTCTCTCATCATTCAATGCTTGGAATATACTTCTATTCATAGCAACGTCTTCTACTGTGGCACTGGTGCATTTATATTTATCATACAGTTCTATAATATAATCTACTACACCCTTTTTGTCAAGTATGTTCCCTTCTCCATCTTTTGCCCCAATAGTTGGGATACTTCGATGTCTTTCATACTCAAGAACTCTTCTATTATTGTTTGCATCTACTGATATTACCATGATTACACTAAAGTCAGATTCCTTAGTATCAATATCTGTAGCTGGGTCACATCCAATAAATGTATTAACTGGAACTTTCTCACCATCAATGGAAATATAATTAGTATCATCTTCATGTAAATAATACCCTTCCCAATATTTTATATGTTTTCTTGTCCATACCGCATCTTCCTCAGATTGGACTTCCATCATATATTCTTGAAAGAACTTGGATGGAGTACCTGAGTCTCTATAAAACTTTTTCTTTTCTTCTAATTTTTTTCTAGGAAACCAACTAGACCACAATGGAGAACCATCAGGTAGAATTGCTTTATATGTAATTACTTTCCAAGCAAACTCTGCTTTATCCTTTTGAGCTTTCGCATGGGATGTAATAAGATTGTTAATAAAGGAATCATAATGTACGGGAGTACCATTAACACGCAACCTACCAGTATGAGGCTCAAGCGCGGGATAAACAACAGCAGTGACAAGATTTGCATTTTTTGCTCTTGCTTCTGCCGTAATTGTATTTTGCTCATGCTCAAAGTCATCAAGTATTATTAGGTCGTACCTTTTGTGGAGTTTTGCTCCACCTCTGATTCCTGCGACGTTTGATTTTGATATAAGTTTGCAACCATTTGTAAGTTCTATATCTTCTTCTGTCCATTTTCTTCCTTTTAAGCTGCCAAAATAATATTTGATTCTATCGTTATATTCAAAATGATACTTAATATAATCCATATTTCCAACACTTAATTTTTGAGTAGCAGATACCCATGCGTAGAAATGCATATCTTCATCAAGAAAACAGAAATCTTTGATGATTGAGCATTTTGTCAGCACAGTCTTCCCGTGACCTCTAGGAAGGATTATCGCCAATTGCTTACAATCCTTGTCGTCAATCGAGTCAGCCATTTCATAATGAAACGGAGGGGTCTCACTTCGCATAAAGTCATCGGGAAGGAAGAGCTTTCCAAAAGCAATAAGGTCTTTACTTGCTAGTTTTAGAGCTTGTTCTGCTTCGCTTACGTTTTGGCTGTTTATGTTTGCCATCTTCTTCTTCTTTTGGTGGGTTCATGAACTTTGCTAATTTATCTTCATCTTTATTCATTGCAATATATTTTGCAACAACATCATCAATCAAGAGGATATGTCTATACATATTTTGCATAGCAATATCATGGTCTTTTAAAGCCTTGACCATATCTCCTTTAGTAACACCTTTTCTTTTTATACTCATCTCTTTCTTCCTCCCTGTCCTCTGTATTTTTTATATTTTCTTTTTGTACCTCGACCTGAACCTTGACTAGTCTTTTTAGGCTTTTTATGGATAGGCTTGTCGTTAGTATTTACCATTTAATTTTCCCAACACTTT